AACAGTCCCATCATCCTTAATAACACTTACACCACCATCAGTAGCAACCGCTATGGTTGGCACAGGTAATCCAGTGTCAGGGTCTATAGGTGCGTTGGGGAGGACTGTTACGGCTATGTCGTTAATAAACTGGTTGACCAAACCGTTTACATTATTAACTGTACTGGGTGTAATACCTAAATTTTCGTTTCTAGCGGCTATATTCGGGTGATTAAGCACTACATTGTAGCTACTGTTGCCGTTTTTCCTAAACAAGCACTGCTCTTTTATAAAATCTATTTCGTGAAGACCAGAAGCACTTGACCCAACATCACTCGACCCAACATAAAGTTTAGCGTCTTTCATGGTTACGCTTCTGATTTGTGCGTAGTCTGGTCTACCCGCAACAATCAACATTTTACCGCTACCGTAGCTGTAATCTCCTTGAAATCTCATCCATAATGGACAATCAGGGTCTGTAGCATCATATATATCTACACCACCGTCATTTCCTGCACCGTTATGTGCAACAATCACAGCAACCGCAGGGAACTTCTTAGTTGCACCACGATAACTAGTGTTTAACGCTTCGTTGTACCATGAAGTGCCTTGAGTACGGTTACGCCATGCACCACCGTCAGAGTCTTTACTAGTGTCATAGACAAATACGTCTGTGGCAGTTACTGATTTAGACTCAGCGATAGCGGTAAGGTCTTGGTAGGCACTCGCGGCGGCAGTGGATGCACTGTTAGCCGCCGTTACAGCCGCATCTTTTAATGTGCTGGTTTCAGACTTTAACGTGCTTGTGTTGTTCTTGTGCGTCTCAGCAGAACTAGCCGAGTTGGAGGCGTTCGTGACGCTTGCGTCAAGGGTAGCCTTCTTTACGTTGACCGCTGAAGTCAAAGCATCAACGGATTGCGTAAGCGTGGCTACTTCGGTTTCAACTGTCATTACATATTCCTCTATTCGAAGGCGTGTTCAGCTACATACCTTGTATTCGTGTTGGTGATTGCGGTAGCCATCTGAACAAGCGCCGTATCTACAGACGTTGTGTAGGCATCCATGGTTCTGGCATCAGAGCCAAACTTTAACGTAGTCACTGTGAGTTCTGCGGCTGTATTGCCAGACTGAAGCTTGTCGTCATTAAGGTTGGTGAAGTTCGCATCAACCTCGTTATTGGTTAACGAACTGCCTTTGCCTGATCGGGTGACTATGGTACTCATGACTTAAGTCGCCGCATTGATAGTAATCGACCACTGAACCTGCATGATGTCGTCATCCTGCTTATTGACCACAGGGAAAACCGTGCGACAAAGCATGGTGCCGTTGGTCGCGGCATCTAGGATGCCCGCCTCCTTAATAGCCCCAGACGTTGTTGCGCTTGCCCCAAATGTTGCCGAATAAGTTACCGTAGACCCGCTTCTTAAATGGGTTACAGGTTCTCGAGCCCCTTGCGGGGAAATAAGCGCTGTCTGGTTTGCATCGGTCGCCGTGGAGGATGTCCCGATCGCCATATGACTCATCGGGCTATCTGAGTTGCTCCTCATTCTGCTCGCGATGAAGTGGGTTCCAGTCTGCACAATAAGGTTTTTAACATCTCGTGTTTCTTTAACGGTGCCGTCCTTGTCCATTAAAACAATCTTCAACTGTCCTTGAACCGTTACATTTTCATTAATCATTTAAGTCACCTAAAAGGCTTGAACAAAGCCAACGTAGTCTTCTGAAAAATAACTTAGGTCACAGTAACCTTGCCCGCGAACGATTCCTGAATCGCCAACCGAAACTCCATCGCTTACACCTTTCGTGTAGTCGAATGAAATTTCGTCAGTAACTGTTCCTAAGTCCGTGGGGTTTTTACTTAACTCGATATGGTCGATGGCGTCTGATATAGATATTGAGTCTGTCTGTACCGATGTAAACTCAACAAGCGCTGTATCTCCTACCGACGTTGCGTCTGAAAAGGGTTTTCCAACCATGTTTACAAACCGCTCGCTGACACTGGCGGTGTCCTCAAGGGATTTGCTAAAAACAATATTTAATTCTTCAAAAAAACTGACCGCGTCGGTTAGATACCTGTTTAAGGAATCGGGGTCTAGCGCGACCTTCGAAAACACTAGGTTCTGATAGTCAACACTTGACGCTATCCGCGTGAAAGTAATTTTGCTTTTTATAGCCATCAGTCAAAGTCGCCTCTGACCTTTAGCTTCACTAAATCGTATACTGTTTGTACACCGCCGCCAGCGAATGTGATCTCGAGCTCGCCCTCGTAGGTGCCAGCACCATCCAACGTCCCTTGGGGAAAGTTGGTCGATGCTTTTGAGTTAGCGGCGTCCACCAGACACGTTAATGTAGACTTAACCGTAGTTGAACCCAGCTCTCTTATCCGAAGTTTGGCGGTTGCACCTGACAAATTGGTCAGTGGTGCCCAAGTACTGCTGTCTTCAGGATCCAACTCGGTATTCTCATTAACGGCTGTGTTGCTATCTTTTAGCTCAAACGTAAGCTCTGGGAGCGTGTCGCCAGCAACTAAATTAACTGTTTGAAAATACGCCATTTACTCACCTATATCATATCAAAATGCTAGTTAAATTAACAACTTAACGTAACTTTATTAAATAAATTCTCTGGTCTTACATGTCAGAGATCCGCCTGAAAAACCATACTTAACTTGACGGACTGTTCGTCCGACTTCTCTATCAAATAACTGCTTATTTACCCCTGCCGCATTCGGGTTCGACCACGGTTGACCGCTCATCATTTGTAGCCTGTACAGAGCGCCGTGAGTAATAATCTCTTGGTACTCTTTGCCTATCGTGTCGGGGATCGTTTTGGCGGTTTGTGTGGGCTTTAACGAGTACAAAACTCTGAGTTTGTCAGAGCTTTGAGGAATAGGAGCAACATAAAACTGGGTGTTGTCGCGCTGAGCGTAATACTTAGGCGAAGACCTTTCGGTTTCGTCGCCAAGTCTTTGAAGTAGCTCGTTGTAACTAACAGGCTTTAATGCCGACTTGTCGTTATAAACATCAAGGATGCGATTAAGCTCAGTCCCTACGGGTATGGATACCTCATATTCGTTGACGTTTTTAGCAACAAAGAGGTATTCAGGCTCCGCTGTGTAGACATCCGTTTTTTTACAGAAATCAATTGCAGAGTCTCGTGCCGCTCGCTCAATTAGATAGTCTGGGCAACCCTGTGCCTCGGGTCGAATGTAGGGGGAGTAATCGCTAAACTTCATCTTACACCCCTACCGCAGGTACGGGAGTGGTCGCAGAGTCAGCCTGCGTCTTAATGCCTAACGCATTGGCAAAGCTCTGGTAATGCATCATGCTTCGCTGTGGATTGCCCGCATACTCAGAGTCCTTCTGGTATAAGCGATACAATATGTAATCCAGTATGCAATTCGCGTAGATATCATCAAGCGTGATCGTTGTTGTATCTGTCTCGAAATCAGCAATAGCGATATCAGCGGGCGCTGAACTGTAGATTATGTCGAGATCCGTGTTGGCTGTCGCCTGAGGGTAGACATAATAATTTTTAGGATCGGCGGCATCATAAACAAAATGCAAAACGGTAGATCCTGTCGCGGTATGCCAGTCAGGCAGAGTCTCATCAAGTACCTGACGACTAATTTGCGTTACCGCCCGACCACCCGTATTTTGCACAACGTCGATCAAGCGAAGACCATCCGTAGGCAGGGATTGCTTGCTCCCAGCCACACAGTCAACCGCCGTGTTATTCATGTTCGCGTCGGGGCGATGCAGAACTACTTCTTTTTGTGCGTCGTTGAAAAACTTCAACAACTCTGAATTTTGGTATCGAACCTTTGAATTATCCTGAAGAATAATACTGGCTCGATCCAGAACATCTACTACTTTAGTTGTTGCCATAATTTAATCCTCGTGCCACTCGATCACTTCAAGATTTGGATGATTTTTATACACGTCTTGATAATTGAACTCTCGACCTGTAACCACGTTCCGTACTCTTTTAGGCGCTTTAACCTTTTCTTCCTTAACGGGGTTTTTTGCCTGTTGCTCTACGATTGCTAATTGCTCTTGCATACTCGCAAGAGAGCGCCTTCGATCAAGCTTAATGCTATAGGTCTCAAGCGTCTCAGCGTACAGTTCGTCTTTCTTGGTTTTTGTGTTCATATCAACACCTTAAAAACGGGGGGCTTTCGCCCCCCTAAGTCCTAAGGAATTACTTCCACTGACCCATTACTAGGCAGTCAGGGTTAATTACTTTGTAGCCATAGACTTTCAAACCGCGAACTGCATCACCGAAGGTGTCAGTCAAACGAACAGTTTCAGTGTTAGTGAACTGGCTCGCGAACGTGATACCTTTAGAGTGACCCGCAAGAACTTGAGTGCGGTTGTCAACGGCGGCGCTTGCATCAATATCAGCAGTGTTAAGAAGGTTTGACTGATACACAGTGAAGCGATCAATCGTGCCTACTTTACCGTTGCGTAGCGGAGAGGTTGAATCGCCAGTCAAGTAAGCCTGACGCAACTCGCTCTGCTTCAATAAAGAAATAAACGCAGGGTTTAACACCAAGAAACGACCTTCTTCTGGAATATTTCTCTCGTCTAGCTGGGTTGAGAGATCCATGATATGTTCTAGGATGTTGGCTTTAGAAATATCGCCAACGTCGAACGTGCCGTCAGCGGCAACATCTGCGGTCACACCTGCTAAAACATCAGTTTCAACAGCGATACGCATTTGCTCAGCCGCATCAGAAGAGGATTCTTCAAGCATATTGATGTCAGCTTGCGCCGCTAGAACATCGTCTACCTTGAACGAGTAGTACTTCGCGGTATCGATATTCAGAGTAACTGTATCAGTGGTCAGGTTCTGATTTGCAACAGTACCTGTGTAGTCATTGATCGTTACGGTTGGAACAGTTCTTACATGCACCTTGTCACCCTGACCAGAGATTTCGCCCTCGTAGTCAGTGTTAGAGATTGCAGGTAGTACACTGCTTGAATAGAACTTAGCCTGAAGGAGTTTCGAAAACACTTCAGGTATAAAGTTCACCTGATTAGCTCCAGCCCCGCTGGAGAATGTTGGAAATGCCATTTTTAATTACCTCACAAGAGTAAAAAATTAACGGCGAATCGATCCAGTGTTCATTGCTTGAAGAATGTCGTCTTTATGCTTCTCAAAAATTTGATTGGGCATCTTGACGATTTCATCGACAGTCCACTGTTTCTTGTCGCCTTTTAAGTTGGACTTTCGAGCTTTAGGCATCTTGGGTTCTGCAACCTTCTTTGCCTTCTCTAGAGTCCGCTCTTGCGGCGTTGGAGGTTTCATGCCCATGTCGCTTTTAAACCGATACAAAACGGAGTTAACGTCATTCGAGGAGCCTGTTTGAATCCACTGCTTCGTCTGTGCATCTGCCTCTTCTAACCAGTTCATCCAGTCCGCTGTCTCAATAATCTGATCAACATCAGAATGTTCAGCTCGAATTCGGTCAAAGTGCACTGCCGCCGCATGGGCTTCTAGCTCGTCTCGTTTCGCCTGTTCCGCTTGGCTTAACTGCTCTTTGGTGCTTGTTACCTCTTGTCGCGTTCGCTCCAGCTCATCAAGAAGTGGAACAGCTAGATCAGGGTAGTCCTCTCTAAGCTGGTTCAATTTACTTGTGTCGCTTTCGCGTTCCGCAACCTGACCTTTAAGCTCAGCAATTGTCTGCATCATCTGCTCGTTATTTTTTCGCAGTTCTGCCGCTTCTTGCGTAGCTTTAGTCATTCTCGCCTGAGCACCTTTCATCGCTTTCTCAGCTTTTTCTAAAGCTGACCTCAGTTCGGATTCTTCGCCGCTGTCTTCCTGAACTGGTTCCTGTTCCGCTTGAGTCTCAACCGTATCCGTAGGTTCGGGGGCATCTACTTGAATTTCTTCTTGCTCTTCAGAGGTTTCCTCTTGAGGTTGCGCTTCCTCTGGGGTCTCTTCTGGAGCCTGAGTCAATTGCTCGTACAACTCTTTCGCTTCTGCTTCTAGTCGCTCTGGGTCATTTCTTTTAGCCATAGTGTTTTTCCTTCGGGTCTGTGTGTGCACAGATATCCGTTAGTCAATGGAGGGTGTTCGCTTGGGAGCCCTCAGTTGGTCTAATAGTGCTTTCGCACTGACGTGAAGTTCGAGCATGAAGCGAAGCTCATTGAGTCGCCCTTGCTCAAACCTGAAATTTTTTTCGTCAGCTTGTTCCAGCTTTAGTTGTGCGTCCTTAAATCGGCATTGGAGCAGGGACATTACCTGCGCCCAATCCTGCCCCGCCTGTAGGCGAAGCACCGACTGCGCTTGCTCCTTGGAGCATTTGAGCTTGGATTGCTTGCTGTTGTTCAAGAGCTATTTGCTCCTCTGACTTCACAATTTCGTCAGGGTCGATATCCATTGACTGAGCGATATCACGCAACAGTTTGTTTCGATCCACCAATCCAATATCCGTGGGGTTTGAAACCAGCGAGAGGAATTGCAACAGGCGCTGGCTTTGCACTTCTTTCTGGACAAGAGCTGTGCTTCCTCTTGTAACGATCTTCAGGTCACCTTTAATCGACTCATCTGCATTGAACTCCATGTTCCAGTGATAAAGGGCTTTGATCATTGGTTCCATCAAGAAATCATCGATATTCTTAATGGTCGATTTGAGTGCAACATTAGCCGCACCCATCAACATAGACATACCTGTGGCAGTCTTGTTTAAACCTTGTGTCTGCTCCCCGTGTGTATAGGAAGGTAGACTGGTTGTCTCGTCCGCAAAGCGTCTAAAGATTTCAACAATTTGGTTTAAACCGTTAGCGTTCGCGATAGGCTGATACCAGCGAACCATTGGCATACTGCCGTCTCCCCCTTCGCGCAGAAATACACGCCAAGGGTGAATGTCTGTAGGGTCTTCGCCCGCCGCTAGGAGGTCGGTATTGACCTCAACCATGGGTGCCGACGACATGGCTAAGTTGTCTAGCCAAATTCTGGTGGCGGCATTCATGGTGCCCTGAGAATCTCTCATCATTCTCGGTACACCTGTGCCCCAGAACTGATGCGGTGTTCGTTCGTAAGGGAAAATAAAATAAGGCGACTTATACCCCGATACAGGGTTGAGCATTACCTTGATAATTTTCCCTGCACACATCCATACACAGGCATTAAAGTCATCAGATAAATCCGCTTCCTCTGGTAACTCAATGTCGTGTTCTTTTAACTCATAGCCGTCTACAGTGCCCCAGAACTCTAATACTTCAAATCTATTAGACTCTGAGTGATCATTAATTCCCGCTATACGGCGTCTTGTCTTTTCGTGATCTTCCTCAACATGGTTACCTGCGCGGTTTGTTTTGAGCAGGTACTTGATCATTGAGCCATCAAATTGGGGGCGATCCGCCAACTCGCGGAACTGTCGGCGTGTTAATACATGCCTTCTGAACAGCCCGTCGCAGTCAGCCAAATTTGTACAATAAGGGTCAGGGTACAGATCAAAGATGCTGACAGATTCAACTTCAGGTGTTGCTTTTTCAATGATGGATAAAGCAAATGCCATCTCCCCAGTCTCAGGATCTTGAAGCTTCTGATAAGACTGGCTGGTATCAATTTTTACGGTGCCCGCCTTGACTGCTCCAGCGCCAAAGATACAGCTTTCCAAGATCGACTCTTTAAGCTTCATGTCAGCATTATTTTCAATAAGCTGATCCAAAATTGTCGTATTCATTTTTTCAGCGGCTTCAGCCGCCGCCTTCTGTTCAATCTCTTTAAACTCTTCCTCAAGCTCCCCAATCCTTGCCATCACAAGGTCTTGGTTCATGTTGGGATCCATCATCTGGGATGCCATCATGATTTCCTGAGTGGCTTGCTCTCGGAGTTTAACTGCCTGTATAGGATCTAAATCAGCAACGGGAGTGGGCTCGCAGGCAAACGCAGGGTCACCATGCTGGAACAATAGGTCGATGATTCGCGAATATGCCGACACAACCTTGGTTCGTGTTAATCCGACGAACACTTTTGATCGGGCACCTGATTCGTTTAGACGTGCAAGTACCTCGGGATCATACTGCCCATTGTATTGGCGAAGGTCTTTAATCCACTCGTTCTCGGTTTCTTTGCGAGCGTCTTTAAATTCCTGAAAACGTGCGGCTAATCTAGCCCCGAGGCTCTCAATGGAATGATCCTGCGTTCCATCAGATTCCTTCTCAGGCTGAAGCGCCGCTTCTTTGTACTCTTCTATCATTAGTATCCTGCAACGGAGTCAAGAGTTGTAAAGCGTCGTTGTATCGTTCTTTGCCGAGGTCTCGGCATAGAGGCAAGTCCGTGCAGGGCGATGGCATAGCTCATCACTCGATCATCATAACATCCTTGTTGCGAATTGAAAACTCCTTTTTCATCAATAACATACGTTCGTAATTCATTAATTAGCTCGAGGTCTGCGGCGCCCAATTCACCCTGCCTAATTAACCTTGCAAGATTGTCAATAATGAGCGGCTTTGTCTTTGAGGTGGTTAGGAAACCGCCACGCTTGGTCATCTTGTCATCGTAGGCGCCATCAACCGAATGCTCGACAAACATATTGGGGTAGTTGAGCTCCTGTAAACGCCTAAGTGTCGTTAGACCGTGGTTGTTTCTTTCGACCACAACATACGCACTGTTATATCGTTTACCGATCTGCGATATGACATTACCCCAATCCCACGGGTCTATATGCCCGTGCCAACAAGCTACCTGCCTACCCTCTCCATCTAAGACTTGGGCGCAAGAGTAGTCACCGTATGAAAGACCTTCGGCAACGTCCACACCGATGGTGTAGTTCTCGCTTGCCATCGGCGGACACCATTCCTTATAAGAACCATGTGCTCTCGCTTCAATGTTGCCGCCAAGAATATCTCCCTGAAAATCGGGGGTGTAACAGTCGTCCTCACAGACGCCCAAGAACTTATCTTCAACAAAACATCTTCCCGAGGTTAAGAAAGCTTCCAGCGGGGTGCTGGGATATTCCTGAGAAAAAAGATCGGTGCCGCCCAACTCATCTAACTTGCTTCGTCTAAATGCAAGCTGAGCGTCATCTAGCCCATATCGTTTAGCGAGGGCATACTCCTCTGGTGTAGCTTCGAAATACGGGCTCGGTTTTTTTCGGTAGTCGGGCATCCAAAACCAAGGAATGAAACAGGTCACCCACTCCGATTCACCACGCAGGCTTTTCATCACCTGATCGTAAAACCATCCCCCCGCACCATTCGCGGTGCTCTCTAGGATAACTTCTGATTTTTTGCCACCGACGGTCTGCAATAGACCTGCGGTGATATCAGATCCTTGGGGATAAAAAGCAACTTCTGATCCATGCACAAAGCGGTTTGTCTGT